ATTGCAGCTCGACGAATACCACCAGCCAGGACTGCATCTGCAATATGGCATGCCATGTCATGCACTTCAATAGTTTTGAGCTGGCGACCAATTGCTCCATTGAGGATTGAACGCAAATGTTCAACACACAAACGTAGAGGATCTGGACCCGGAGCCTTACCACCAGATGTAATCAAACGAGCGCCTTTCGGCCGAATGTCACGGTAGTCGAAAACAGGTTCTGATTTATTTTGTGTATATGCTTTGAGGAGCACTTTGATTGTATCAGCCCAACCTTCAATTGAATCGCCGATTAGAAATCTACGAGTTTTAGACGAGGGGCCAGTAATTACTGGAAGCTTACTAACGTGTCGAGATTGCACACTATATCCAACACCCGTACCACCTAACAACAAAAACATCATCTCAGAGAATGCTATGACGCACCGAAAACGGGGAGGAAGCGGTGAGTAATCACGATGAAAAAGGTAGGTTTACTAAAGGTAATAAGGCGAGGAAAAAGCAAGACCCCTATATAAAAGAGGTCCAGAATGAAACAAAACTAAACCTAGCTAAGGCGGTCGCAAGCCTAAGTCTACCCTATAAAACGCTACAAGCAGACTTAGAAAAAGACGGCACTAGATTAGAATATCTGACTGCCCACGCTATAAGCTCAAGGAACTATAAGTTCATCCAGTGGCTCATAGAAATGGTCGTAGGCAAGCCCAAGCAAGAGAATAGCCATACTGTAAGCGGCGAAGAGTTATCGCTAGAGGGCCTCATCCTAGCTGCAATCGAGCAAAGGAAGGAATGAACGCTGACTTAATAGCAGGTATAAAACGCTGGCAGACAGATCCATCACAAATGGTGAGGGATTTATTTAATGTGGAGCCAGACACTTGGCAAATAGATGTATTAAACAACTTTCAAAAGCATCAACGGATTGCTTTGAAAGCTTCAAAAGGACCAGGGAAGTCGACAGTGCTTTCTTGGTGTGCATGGAACTTCCTTCTCACACGACCTCATCCTAAAATAGCAGCGACATCTATATCAAAAGACAATTTAAGTGACGGTTTATGGACCGAGATGGCGAAGTGGATGAACAAATCCCTCCTCCTCAAACATATGTTCACATGGAATAAGACTCGGATATTTTGCAATGAATACCCCGAGACCTGGTACATGTCTTCTAGGACCTGGAGTAAATCAGCTGACTCTCAATCGCAGGCAGATACCCTTGCAGGTCTCCACGCTGATTACTTGTTATTTATTATAGACGAGGCAGGTGGAGTACCAGACGCAGTTGTAGCAGCAGCGGAGGCAGGTCTAGCAACGGGAATAGAAACCAAGTTATTGATGGCAGGAAACCCCACGCATTTAAGTGGACCTCTATATAGAGCGACCACCAAAGAGAGACATTTGTGGTTTTTAAAAGAAATCACATCAGACCCCGACGATCCCGACAGAGCGCCTCGGGTTTCTATTAAGTGGGCAAGAGAACAAGTAGAAAAGTATGGCAGAGATAATCCTTGGGTTTTAGTTAATGTGTTCGGGCAATTCCCTCCATCGTCCTTGAATACATTACTAGGACCCAATGATGTTTCAAAAGCAATGGGAAAGCACTTAACTCCTGACGTGTACGAAGCATCGCAGAAAAGACTCGGAATAGACTGCGCAAGATTTGGTGATGACAAGTCAGTAATCTTCCCCAGGCAAGGTTTAGCTGCATTTAGACCTGTAGAGCTTAGGGATGCCAGGACAAACGAGATTGCATCAAGAGTTATGCTATCCAAAAGCAGATGGAAATCAGAGCTTGAGTTTGTGGACGACACTGGGGGGTATGGTGCAGGCGTTGTGGATTCACTTATTCAAGCTGGACAAAACCCTACGCCTGTAAATTTTGCAGGAAAAGCAGACGACCCTACGCAATTTGTAAACAAAAGAGCAGAAATCTACTTTAGGATGGCGAATTGGATTAAAAGAGGTGGAGCCATTCCAAACATGCCAGAGCTTGCAGGGGAGCTGACTGCCCCTACATACACGTTCAAGAACGGTAAGTTTTTAATAGAGCCAAAAGATCAGATAAAAGAGAGATTAGGTAGGTCGCCAGACTTATCAGATGCTCTTGCGTTAACATTTAGTGTAGAGGAAATGCCTGCACATAATCCGCTGACAGCTTTATTGCAAAAAGACAATTACAAAAGCGAATGGAATCCTTTATAGTTGACGCACATTCATTTAATATATCTAGTAAAGGAACGTTGTGTTTGAGTACAAGAGGGAGATCTTAACATGCGAACTCGCAGAGGAATTTGAACCTTTAGCGAGAAAGCATTTCAATGAGGTCAGACACGATTGGGGGGGGAGTTTTGATTACGATCCAAACAGGAATACATTTCTAGGAATGGAGCAAAGGAATAAGCTCAGGTTCTATACATGTAGGAAAGATGGAGAACTAATCGGATACGCCTGCTATTTATTACTTCATTCAATCCAATCGAAAACACAACTCCAAGGCTACTGCGAAATGATCTTCATTAAAAAAGAAGAACGAGGTGCAGGGCTAGAGTTCATATTTTGGTGTGACGCTCAGATAGAAAAGGAAGTGGACATTATAATTTACGCTGTAAAGCCCTTCGCAGACTACTCGAGAATACTCAAGCACCTTGGTCATGAACTGCTAGAGACAAGCTATGCCAGGAGAACAAGTGGAATTCAAAGTAGAAGAACTAACAAATGATCTTTTAGACGAGATGATGCCACTCTTAGAGAAGCATTATAAAGAAATAGCAGTCTATCAAGATATCCCGTTGGTGATTAACCGAAAAATATACTTAGAGTTAGAAGTTAAGGACTTGCTTAGGGTTTACACTGCACGAGAGAAAGGTTCGAGAAAGCTACTAGGTTATTCTGTTTTTATAATCAATCATAATATTCATTATTCAACTAGCCTGGAAGCAAAGAACGATGTGATTTTTATTGATCCTGAACATAGAGGATTTGGTGCAAAATTTATTAAGTACTGTGATGAACAACTGCAAGCAGAACAAGTTCAAACCGTATATCATCACATTAAGCCCGATCACGATTGGTCTAAATTAATATGCAAGATGGGCTACAGAAAGTTTGAAACAATATATGCGAAAAGATTAGATAAGGAGTCATCATGGGAGTAACAGCAGCTATAGCAACAGCAGCAGCTCTGCAAGCAGGGACAACGGTATACACACAAAGAAAACAAAAGAAAGCAGTTCAGGAAGCAGAAGCTGCAAGACAGAAAGAGGCCGATAGGTTGTTCGCCCAACAGGAAAAAGAATTCAAAGCTCAAGAGTCAAGATTCGAAGAACAAAGAGTTAAGCAAGAAGAAGCAGAATCACAAGCAGAAAGCACACAGAAAAGAGATGCAGCGGCCAGAAGAAGACGTAAAAAAGAAAAAGGTTCGCAAGGTAGAGCAAGTACAATCTTAACGGGACCACAGGGCGTCGAAGATGGAAGCGCACAAGGTGGTCGTACTCTGTTGGGGGTTTAATGTGGGTGGAGCAGCGAAGTTAGTGGAGTCAGTAACACAAGGGGCGGCCGAACTGGTGGAAGATACACCTATACTGGGGCAACCAGCAGGCGAAGTAATTAGAGCTACTGGAGGAGCAGCTGTCGATATTATAAGTCCCTTCAGCGATCCTCTTTTAGAGCTTGAACGAGAGTTGGGAATTTCTCCAGAATTGCCTGAGCAACCAAAAGAGCCAGTCCAGAGACAAGTAGACTTTGACGAAAGTGGTAGCAGACCACAGTCGGGAAGGCAGTTTGCCTTATCAGAAGAAGCTAAAAGACCAAGGAGTAGAAGGTCTGGGCGTGAAGGAGCCGCACTAGGTTCGATACTTCTTTCTCCTAGCGTGTTGGGAACATCAAGCTCTGTGCTCGGTGGGCAAACATCAAGTAACTTAGGATAATATATGTACGAAAATAAATCGACACGTCAGCAATGCGAGCAACTACTGCAAGAAATGAAAATAGAGCAAGAAAGCTTTCACTCGCAGTGGCGAGACGTAGCAGATCATATTCTCCCTACTCGACCTAGGTTTCTCACAAGTGATGCAAACAGAGGGGATAGAAAAAATTATAAGATATACGACAACACTGCAACGATAGCAGCAAGAAACCTACGCTCAGGACTCATGGGTGGGTTAACATCACCTGCGAGACCCTGGTTCCAATTAAGCACACCTGTCCCCGAGCTCAACGAGAATGGGGCGGTTAAGCAGTGGCTCGACGATGTTACTAAGAGAATGCGTACAGTACTTATTAAGTCCAATTTGTACAATGTTTTACCTCTTGTTTTTGGAGACATTGGCACCTTTGCAACAGGAGGTGTCTACATGGAAGAGGACTTTGACTCTGTTGTTAGATTCTTCTCGTTACCAATTGGGTCTTACTACATAGGTGTAGACCACTTAGGTAGAGTGAATAAATACGCTCGAGAATTCAGGATGACAGTACACCAAATTGTCATGAAGTTTGGTTACGATAGAGAGAAAAACGAGATTGATTGGAGTGGGATATCGGAATCTGTAAAGAACTTATATGAATCTGGTCATACGGAACAATGGATTGACGTCTCTCACGTGATTAAACCGAATCATGAGTATAAACCCAATTCTCCACTATCGAAGCACAAGCTATACAAGTCAGTTTATTATGAGTCTTCAAGGGGTAATGTAGACGATAGCTCATCATATTCAGGGGAGCTGTTGTCAGATAAGGGGTACGATTATTTTCCTGTTCTCGCCCCTCGATGGGAAGTCACAGGCGAAGATGTCTACGGTACAAATTGCCCAGGGTTTGAAGCAATAGGTGATACAAGGCAATTACAGACAGGCGAGAAGAGACTTCTGCAAGCTATAGAGAAAAGTATCAACCCACCTATGTTAGGACCAACCTCTCTAAAGCAAAAGAAAGCATCAACCATTCCAGGGGACATTACATATTACGACATACGTGAGGGTCAGCAAGGGTTTAGACCTGTATATGAAATCAATCCACGTATAAACGAAATGGAGCTTAAGCAGCAACAGGTAAGGCAACGTATATCAAAAGCATATTTCGAAGATCTCTTCCTGATGATGGCAAACTCCACAAGAAGACAGATAACCGCACGAGAGATTGATGAGAGACATGAAGAAAAACTCCTCGCACTTGGTCCAGTTCTCGAGCAATTAAATCAAGACTTACTTG